CACGCAAAACTAGACGATTAGCCTTGAAACCAGTTCCCTCCCCTGTCTGTCGGGCTAAGCCCTATTTTTAAATTTTTAGACATGGCGATCGAGGCTTGATTTGGTTTAACTAGGTTTCTCTCAATGGGCTTTGTAAGATACATTTGTAACTGTGTTATCCCAGCATGCACGGCAATCACCGCATTGACCTTGTTGGCTTGGCGCTACGCATTTAAACCCTATTAACTCTGTGGCTTTGTGAACGGTGCTTGTAAGAATGTTGGCGTAGCCTTTTAAGCTTTGCGGTAACTTGGCATTGACATCGATGAATGTAGCGCTCATACGAATAACGAGGTTAACAGGGACTGGATTGGATTTTACATAATCCTTAACTATGTTAACTTCGCGAGTCGGTAGCCAAAACTTTGTCTGAGGCATTTTAAAAGCGATCTCTGCGATCTTAGCTAAATGATCAACGCTTTGAATGTCACCCGAATCATGCCAACGAAAAAAAGGTTTATTACCTATTAACTTAATCATGGCATTGACCCAGTTCGGGTTAGTAATTGAATCAAGTCTTTTATACTGTAACGGCTCTATGGTCTTAGCAAAACGATGATAATTACCTTTTAAGGCGTAGCATTCTGAGCATATCGAGCCCGCGATCTTGGCAAGTTGTGACCCAGTAATGCAAGCTTTGGCGGGTAATGAATAGGACTCACTTGGCATTTTAGTTGTTTTAGTACATGACCCCGCTAGTTCGATAGCGTCTTTTTTAGTTCTGAATAGTTGAATAACTTGTGACATAACAACCCCTATTTAAATTAAACGAATTAATACAGTAGCACGAAATAAAAGCCTCGTGTGATTGATTTTACTTATCAAAACTTTGCGACTAGACGATTAGCTTTGAAACCAGTTCCCTTCGCAAAAAGGGAAGGCGCCTAGGCGCCCTCTGATTTAATTGTGAAATCTAGAACCTTCTGAGCCAACGCGCCCGCCTTCAATATATTTTTGCTATCTGATTTTAGAACCTGAAGCCAATTATCGATGTAACTTGCATGTTGTAACTGGCCATCGATTTTTAAATGTGCGCAAAGCATTGCACTGCCTAACTCTGCAACTAACTCTTCGAAGGCATAAGCCTGATCACCGAATCTTTTACCGAATTCACGATTGAGCCGTGAAGCGTGGCCGGTCCAGTGAGTAATCTCATGTAACAGTGTTGCATAGTAATCTTCACTAGATTTAAATTGAGCGCGATCTGGAACTTGAATATAATCAGAGTCCCTTGTATAAAACGCGCGGTTACCGCCAAATTTAATTAAAGCATTTTGTTGTGCAATAAACTCTTCGCAGGCTTCAATTTGATCAACTTCATTTAATTCTTTTATTGCTGGTAATTCTAAGCCGTCAACTTGATCCGCATTGAATACAGTATAAGTTTTAAGCATTGGAATTTTTATAGCATCGCCGGTAACCTTGTCAGTAACTTCAAGCGGACTGAAATAAACAACTGGCACGCCAACTGAACCCTTGCGAACCTGAGCGCCAACTGACTGCGCTTGCTTATAAGTACACCAGTAATTGGTACTTGCTGGCATCATAGATAACTGTATGAAATTAATACCGTTATAATAACGCTTAGCAACTGGATTGTAAGGCGCGTCAACGCCGTTTGAATGCCACGGTTTTACCCATGGTGCAACGCCTGATTCAAGCGCCTTGATAATGTTATCAGTGATAACTTGTGCTATCGATTGTTTGCTATTCATATTGATGACCCTTTTTAAATAGTTAATTAAATACTGCAAAATAATGTTAACTTAAATTTTAACGCTTGTGCAAAATATTTTGATTGATTTTACTTATCACGAAACTGGACGATTAGCCTTGAAACCAGTTCTCTACCCCTAAAAAGAAAGGCGCCGAAGCGCCTCCTTATTCTTACATTGTTTACATTGCATGAGCTGGTATGTTGCTTTGAATATTAAGTAATTCATAGTGGTATCTCCTCGTTATCTAAAGTTCGATTAGCTAAGAGCCAAGCTTCAAGATCCTCGAAGGCCTTCAGCATTCCCTTCTTACTAGTTGGATAAAATACACCTGTCTTCTGTTCGATGACTCCTAACATGTTCTTCGGTGTGTACATCCTGTTAGCTTTTAACCCAGTCTTCAGGTAGAGCTTCATAGCTGAATGGATCACTGTCATGCGATACATCTCGATACTGTGTGGCGTTGTGAATGATTGGATTGTCATACTATATTCTCCTTAGATTAAAAGAGGGGATCGAAGTCCCCAGTTGGTTACTTGGTACGATCTACTCGAGCCACGAAGTCAGCCCAAGCTTCTTTATAGCTTTCATAGTAATGACCCCAAGTTGTGGTCTCACTGTCTCCAGCATTGTAAGCCCATGTTACATATGGATGAAGCTCATGATCACGTCGAGCTAATACGATACCGTCGTTACTTGGGCCTTCAAAGAATGCTATCACTTGCGCACCGTTGTGAAGCATCATGTTTAGTTGCATTGCTTTCATATCTAAACTCCTAGTTAATTAATCAAATGGTACAGGAATAATAGTACAGGAAAATGATAATGGTGTGTGATTGATTCTACTTATCACGCTGAAATCAGGAAAAGGCCAATTGGTCGACCGTACCGTACCCCGACCCCCCAAAAATTTTTATAAGGATGTTATTATATCTATACACTTGAATTTGGATAAACGACTACGCTAACTTTGAAATATACGGAAACACCCCCCATGCAAAATAAAAGGGCGATGCAAAAAAATATATATAAAAAATTACTGAAATATCAAAGGGGTAGGGCGCAGATTAAATAGTTATTACACGGTAAAGAGAAAGCCACAAAAGCTTTACCTTACTACATCCTCTGATGGTGGCTTAACCGCCCTAGATTGCTTTGGGATCGAAGTTGTATAACTCCGAGTAGACGTCTTTAATACGCATGAATTTAGCCCCGTGTTGATCGAAGTCATCGTCACCTCGAACATAGAGAGCTAAGTGAACCATTTCATGAAGAAGGGTTTGAAAGATTGTAATGAAGTGCCCACAAGAACCAGAACTTATCTCAATGGCCATGTCAACTTCGTCAAAGCAACCATATATAGTAGGGTTTTTAATGACACGGAACTTAACTTTGTCGGACTTAGGCATGGGAAGTTTATTGAAAGGCGGCATTTTGCATGCCATGTTATATAGGATCTCTAGGTTTTTCTTAGTTAACGTAGTGCGATTCATGCTGAAAGACCCGGTATAGGCCAAACAACAACCCACCAAAGCATAATACCTGCGATACCAATTGTGAATAAATCTTTCATATGCTAATTCTACCAAAACTTCCTTAATTCCTTGCATAAAAATACAAAACCCGATATATTACAAGGATAGCTGCATAAATTCTAAGCAAAAGGTGTAATCAGCGACACATGCAAGACCAAAATACTCAACAAAATCAAGAACTTGGTGATGTTTACGACTTTCAACCCGTCGTATTGATGCCTCACATCGAAGAAAACGTCGCTATTCCTAAGAATTCACACCAAGCGCTACCCAATTTAAGCCCAGAAGAAGAATTAGCTATACGTGCAACCACTATTAAAGAGATAAGTGACATTGTAGGGGAACAAATAGAACCCGATGCAGAAAACGTACACGCAGCAGAGAAGTTAGCTAAGGATATGATAGAAAACCCAGGTAAAAAGCAAGAATTTGGGCTATATCCTAATGAAACAATAACATTCTTAGCCGGCATGGTGGGTTCAATGAACCATATGATAGTGAAAGACTTAGCTGAATTAAAGCTCTACGTGGTTAATAACTTAGTCCGCGTGGTAGAGACAACTGACAACGCGAAGGAAAAGATAGCTGCGTTAAGATCAATTGGCGAAGTAGACGGGGTAGATGCATTTAAGAAGAAGACAGAAGTTACACACAAAATGGAGACGATGGAAGAAGTTGAGAAAGAACTTTTATCGATGCTATCCGAACTAAAAAGCAAAGGCTTAATTAAACCACCGTCACAAACAATAGACGTAGAAGAAATAAAAGATGACGACAGTGACACCGACGAGTAAAGAGGAAAGCAAGTTAACGCCTGAAGATGTAGGGTTTATTGAGGCTAACTTAGGTGGACTGACTGATGAGCAGAAAGTAAAAGCATTACATGCACTTAGAGTATATAAGAAACAAGCAGTTAAGACACACGGGGCTGAACACTTTTTAGACTTTATACAGCATGTGTACCCCGGCTACATTATAGGAGAGCATCATAGGAAACTTGCAAAAATATTTGAAGACATCGCTAACGGAAAGAAAAAAAGAGTTATTGTCAACATTGCGCCTCGCCACGGTAAATCGGAACTTATCTCCTATCTTGCGCCAGCATGGTTCCTTGGTAAATTTCCTCACAAGAAAATTATTATGGCGTCTCACACAGCTGATCTGGCGGTTAACTTTGGCCGTCGTGTGCGTAACTTGGTGGGCAGTGACGCGTATAAAGATATTTTTTCTACGGTAGAGTTACAAGCTGATAGCAAATCCGCATCTCGTTGGGGAACTAATTTTAATGGGGAGTACTTTGCCATCGGTGTTGGGGGTGCTCTTGCTGGTCGCGGCGCTGATCTTTTTATCATTGACGATCCTCATTCAGAGCAAGACGCCAAACTTGGACGTTCGGATGTTTTTCTACCTGCTTGGGAGTGGTTTCAGTCTGGTCCTATTCAGCGTCTTATGCCAGGTGGTGCTATTATTGTAGTGATGACAAGATGGTCAAAGCTCGACTTAACAGGGCAGATCGTCAATCAGATGGTAAAGCAAGAAGGTGTAGACGAGTGGGAAGTAGTAGAGTTCCCTGCAATCATTGAGAATAAAAATGGGGAAGAAGAAAGCTTATGGCCTGAGTTCTGGCCACTAGAAGAGTTAAGAGCTAAGAAGGCAGCGCTTGATGTTAGGTATTGGAATGCACAGTATTTACAAAATCCAGTATCAGAAGAAGGTGCGCTAATTAACAGGGAATGGTGGAAGATATGGGAAGGTGAAGACCCTCCGCATTGTGAGTTTAAAATCATGTCTCTTGATGCTGCACAAGAAGCTAATACAAGGGCTGACTATAATGCACTAACCACATGGGGTGTATTTTTCAACGAAGAAACGAACAACTATAATATAATACTACTAAACTCAATTAAGAAACGACTAGAGTTCCCAGAATTAAAAGAGTTAGTTTTAGAAGAGTATAAAGATTGGGAGCCAGAGGCATTTATAGTAGAAAAGAAATCTAACGGCGCCGCACTTTATCAAGAGATGCGACGTATGGGTGTTCCTGTTGGAGAATTTACACCGGGTAAAGGGCAAGATAAAATATCACGTGTTAATGCAGTATCTGACTTATTTAGAAGTGGAATTGTTTGGGCACCGGATAGACGTTGGGCACATGAAGTAATTGAGGAATGCAATGACTTTCCAGCAGGTGCTAATGATGACTTAGTGGACTCAACAACTATGGCATTAATGAGGTTTAGACAAGGCGGGTTTATTAGATTGCCTAATGATGAAGCTGAAGATATACCAGGATTTAGAAGTTCTAGAAATAGATTATACGCAATATAAAGGATAAATTATGGCAGACAATATTGATAAAGGGTTATACCAAACTCCACTAGGTTTAGACAATGAGCCAACTATGGCCGACGCTGCGCTATCTATTGAGATTGAAAATCCAGACAGTGTAACATTAGATGACGGAAGTATGGAGATTACAATTGAGCCTGGTAAAGAACACGATGATGAGTTTAATGATAACTTAGCTGAAGAATTAGATGAGGGCACTTTAACAGAATTAGCGGGTGACTTAATCGGCGACTTCCAAACAGATATAGAATCAAGAAAAGACTGGCTTAACACTTATGTTGAGGGTCTAGAATTATTAGGTCTTAAAGTAGAAGATCGAACAGAACCGTGGCCCGGTGCTTGCAATGTATACCACCCCTTAATGACAGAAGCGCTGGTTAAGTTCCAAGCTGAAACAATGATGGAAACATTCCCTGCAGCAGGCCCAGTAAAAACAGTAATTGTAGGTAAACAAACAATAGAAAAAGAACAAGCAGCTGAACGTGTTCGTGACGACATGAACTATCAGTTGACTGAGAAAATGCCTGAGTATAGACCTGAACATGAACGCATGCTATGGGGACTAGGACTTGCGGGTAATGCATTTAAAAAAGTTTATTACGATCCTTCATTAAACCGTCAAGTATCTATGTATGTAACTGCAGAAGATATTGTAGTTCCGTATGGTGCGTCTAACTTAGAAACATGTGAACGAATTACTCACGTGATGCGAAAGACTAAGAATGAATTAAAAAAGCTCATGGTGGCTGGGTTCTATCGTGATGTAGATTTAGGTGAACCATCTCACACAGTTGACGAAGCTGAGAAAAAGATTGCTGAGAAAATGGGCTTCAATGCATCTGAAGACGACCGATATAAAATTCTTGAAATGCATGTTAATTTAGATTTAGAAAACGGTGATGACGAAGACGGTATTGCACTTCCTTATGTAGTGACTATTGAACAAGGTACAAGCACAATCTTAGCGATTCGTCGTAATTGGAATCCTGACGATGACTTAAAATTAAAACGTCAACACTTTGTACACTACGGTTATATACCAGGCTTTGGTTTCTATTGCTTCGGTTTAATTCATTTGATAGGTGCCTTTGCAAAATCAGGTACGATGATATTACGTCAACTTGTTGATGCAGGTACTTTATCAAATTTACCAGGCGGTTTAAAATCTCGTGGTCTTAGAATTAAAGGTGATGATACACCAATTGCTCCAGGTGAATTCCGTGACGTTGATGTACCATCAGGTGCTATCCGTGATAACATCTTACCTCTTCCATATAAAGAGCCTTCACAAGTATTACAAAGTTTAATGAATGGTATTATTGAAGAAGGCCGTGCGTTTGCTAATGCAGATGGATTAAAAGTTTCTGACATGTCCGCTAATGCTCCAGTAGGTACAACGTTAGCTATTTTAGAAAGAACTCTCAAAGTAATGTCAGCTGTACAAGCTCGTATTTACTATGCAATGAAACAAGAGTTTAAACTTCTTAAAGTTATTATTAGAGATTACACCCCAGACGAATATAATTATGAACCAGAAGTAGGTGGTCGTCGTGCTAAACAATCTGATTATGATAACTGTGATGTAATTCCTGTATCAGATCCAAACGCATCAACGATGTCTCAAAAGGTTGTACAGTATCAAGCTGTAATGCAAATGGCTCAAGCTAATCCACAGATCTATGATTTACCAGAGCTTAATAAACAAATGTTAGAAGTCTTGGGTATTAAAAACATTAGCAAGCTTATTCCAAGCGTTGAGGACTTTAAACCAAAAGATCCTGTATCAGAAAATATGGCAATTCTTAATGGTAAACCTGTTAAAGCATTTATTTACCAAGACCATCAAGCACATATTACAGTCCATCAGTCAGCTATGCAGGATCCTAAAATCATGGAAATGATTGGACAAAATCCACAAGCACAAGCAATCCAAGCAGCTATGATGGCACATATTAATGAGCACGTAGCATTTGAGTATAGAAAACATATTGAAGAACAACTTGGTGTACCACTTCCAGCAATGGATGAAGTATTACCAGAAGATGTAGAAGCAGAAATATCTAAACTTATGGCTCAAGCAGCACAACAATTACTACAAAAAGATCAAGCCGAAGTTCAACAAAAACAAGCTGAACAACAACAACAAGATCCACTCATTCAAATGCAGCAAGCAGAACTTCAAATTAAACAACAAGAAGCAGAAGCTAAAGCACAAAAAATGATGGCAGATGCTCAGCTAGACCAACAAAAACTTGAGTTAGAAAAAGCTAAACTTGAATTAGAAAAAGCTAAAATGGAAACTCAAGAAAGAATTTCTGGTGCTGAATTAGGATTTAAAGCAGTAATGGAGAATAAAAAATTAGACGCAGAAGAAAATAAATCTAAATCACAACAAATGGCTGAAGGATTAAGATTTGGAGCTGAGCAAGTTCAACGTGAAAAAGACCGTGAGCATTCTCATAAACAAACTGACTTAAGTCATATGGAAAAAATAAATCAAATGATGCTACAAAAACGTCAGCATGAAGCTAATTTAGACCGTCAAAAGGAATCAAAAAAACCTAAGGAGTAACATATGGACCAAACGCTAGAACTATTATTGTCTCGAATAGATGATCAGCGCAAAACAGTATTAATAAATTTAGGAGACGGAGCTGCAAAAGATTTTGCTTCGTACCAAAATATGGCAGGATATATTCGAGGTCTATCCGTCGCAGAAAGTATCATAAAAGACCTTGCACAAAGAATGGAGACGTTTGAAGATGAGTGAACAGATACTCACAATGAATAAGAATTTGGTAGATGCAAATGGTCGACCAATTATTGTTCCAAAGATAGAAGAAACAAATGCAGAAGATATACCGATTGAAGAACGTGGTTTACAGTTACCTGAGCCTAAAGGATACAAGATACTTTGTGCAATTCCTGATGCCGCGGAAACTTATCAAGGTGGTATTGTAAAAGCAGATTCAACTAGAACTATTGAAGAACATTCAACTGTAGTTTTATTTGTAGTAAAAGTAGGTGACTTAGCTTATAAAGATGAAGTCAGATTTCCTACGGGTCCGTGGTGTAAAGAAGGTGATTTTGTTTTAACACGTGCATACGCAGGTACAAGATTTAAAATTCACGGAAGAGAATTCCGCATTATTAACGACGATACAGTCGAGGGGGTTGTTGAAGATCCTAGTGGCTATACTCGCGCATAAGGAGAACTAAATGGCTGAGCAAAAAGAAACCGAGATAGTATTTGAATATCCCGATGATATGGAAGTTTCAGGTAATAAACTGCCCGATGAAAAAGAAGTCAATTTAGAATCAAAACAAGTTGAACCTAAAGAAAACGAAACAAAGGTAGAAGCTAAGGTTGAGGATTTTGACCTTGAGATAGAAGATGATACACCTGCACAAGATAGAGGTCGTGAGCCTTTACCTAAAGAAGTAGTAGATGAATTAGAAAACGATAATCTTGATGATTATTCAGAAAGAGTTAAACAGCGCTTAGCACAGATGAAAAAAGTTTGGCATGACGAAAGACGTGCTAAAGAACAAGCTGACAGAGAGCGAGAAGAAGCAGTTAGATTTGCTCAACAAGTTGCACATGAAAATAAAAAGCTTAAAACTACTTTAAGTTATGGCGAAGAAGACTACGTAAAAACAGTTTATTCGGCTGTAGAACAACAACTTAATGTAGCTCAAAGAGATTATAGAGAAGCTTATGATTCAGGTGACACTGACAAAATTTTAAATGCTCAAACTCGAATGAATGATGCACAACTTAGGTTGTCTCAAATTCAAAATTATAGACCTCAGTATAGAAATACTATACAAGAAGAACAAAATCAGGTATATATACCACAATCACAACCTCAGGCACCAAAACCTGATAATCGAGCCTTAAAATGGCAAGAAAAGAATGATTGGTTTGGTTCTGATGAGGAAATGACAAGCCTTGCATTAGGCTTACATGAGAAATTAGTTAGGAGTGGTATAAACCCCACATCTGACGAATATTATCGTCGTATCGATGGTACGATGCAAAAACGATTCCCAGAATACTTTGGGGATGCAACGCTGGACGAGGTTCAACCCGCCCAACGCACAAAACCTTCGACTGTAGTTGCCCCGGCAACGCGTAGCACCGCGCCAAAAAAAGTGCGTCTGACGAAGACACAAGTAGCGTTAGCCAAGAAATTTGGTCTAACACCGGAGCAATATGCAAGAGAAACTTTAAAATTGGAGAGAACAAATGGATAATAGAATAGATCGTGAAGTAGATACAAGAGATGATTTTACTCGTGGAGAAAGCTGGAAACCCGCCTCACTCCTACCTGAATTTAAAAAGGTACCAGGCTGGGCATATCGATGGATCAGAACAAGTGTCATGAACGAAGCAGACAATCTAAATGTATCCTCTAAAATGCGTGAAGGTTGGGAACCCGTTAAATTAGCGGACCATCCTGAAATGAAACTAATGGTAGACCAAGCATCTCGCTTTAAAGACGGGATTGAAATTGGTGGACTATTATTATGCAAGATCCCAGAAGAGTTTGTTGCCCAACGTAAGGCTCACTATACTGCGCAAGCAAAACAGCAAGCCGATGCGGTTGACAACAGCTTTATGAAACAAAGTGATGCTCGTATGCCTCTCTTCGCAGAGTCAAAATCTACGACATCCTTTGGTAAAGGTAAATAATATAAATATTAAAGGAGATTAACATGGCTTTTCCAACAGTCAGCGCTCCCTACGGATTTAGACCAATTAACCGTTTCGACGGCATGCCATATGCAGGTGCTACTAATCAGTACCCTGTAACATCTGGTCAAGCAGTTTTTAACGGTCAAGTAGTTGCGTTCGTAACGGGTGGCACAGTATCACCATTAGCATTAACCGGCAATACAAGCATTTATGCGGTAGGTGTTGTAATGGGTGTTCAATACACAAACTCAACAGGTCAAACAGTGCAAGCTCAATATGCACCAGCATCTGGCGTAACTAACGTTATTGCTTATGTTGTAAATGACCCAGCAGCTGAATTTAAAGTAGCAGTTACAGGTGCTAATCAAACGATTACTCCAGTAGCAGGTACTATTTTAAATTCAAACGTTGGTGGTGTAACAGGTACAGGCGATACAGCAACAGGTAATATCAATTCATCTGTTAATGGCTCTACTGCAGCTACAGGCACTACATTACTATTTAGGGTGACTGCTCTTGTTCCAGAAACTATCGATCCAACTACTGGTTTATACTCAGAAGTTATTGTTAAGTTTAATGGTACATGGCATCAACAACTTAACACACTTGGCACTGCCCCATAATTAAGGAGAAAAGAACATGGCTATTTCACGCGCACAGCTCCTTAAGGAGCTCTTACCAGGACTAAATGCACTATTTGGTCTAGAATACAAACGTTACGGTGAAGAACATAAAGAAATTTATGAAACAGAAACATCAGAACGTTCGTTCGAAGAAGAAACAAAACTTTCAGGTTTCTCAGCAGCACCAGTCAAAAACGAAGGCACAGCAATCGCTTATGACAATGCTCAAGAAGCTTGGACAGCTCGATACAATCATCAAACTATCGCTCTTGGCTTCAGCTTAACTGAAGAAGCTGTAGAAGATAACTTGTATGATACATTATCAGCACGTTACACAAAGGCTTTAGCTCGCGCTATGGCTTACACAAAACAAGTTAAGTCTGCTGCAGTTCTTAATAATGGTTTCAACAACACTGGTGCTTATGACGGTGGCGATGGTGTATCATTATTTAACACAGCTCATCCACTTGTTTCAGGTGGCACAAACAGCAACACTCAATCAACTCCAACAGACTTGAACGAAACAGCACTAGAAAACGCTGTTATTCAAATCGCTGCTTGGACTGATGAGCGTGGTCTTTTAATCGCT